TAGCTATGATAAGTGTTTTGATGCTTTTTGTAGTCAGTTAAAGGGGTATCTTACTTTGTTTGATACATTTGCTGCAGAGACTATTAAGACTGAGTCTCTGAGTGAAGATGCTAATTCGGTGTATCTTCTAGCGCATAGGATTTTGTCCTCTCAGGTTGTAGTTGCCTTGAGGGACATTATTGTCACCACTGCCTCGTTTAAGTTCTTCGGGAAGAATGTTGCGGATAACATTTTCAAATTTGTGGGGAAGCCTGTGAAGATGAGTGTTTCTGCAATGGTTGATATGCTGATATCTCAGTTGGTAGTTTTGTTGCGCGTAGGCGAGACACTATCTGATGGATGTCCGTTTTCAACAATTCTTTTGGCCGATGATCCTATTACAGACTTTGTCCGTAAATCGGAAAGTTTGCTTTTCTTTGCGAACAAGCTGTATACTGGGTTGCCGGTTGAGGGCATGAAGTGTAGGCGGGAATATCTTATGGAAATAGAGACTTTGATTAAGACTGGAGGTGTTCTTGTTAAAGAGCTTAACCCTATCTTGCCACGGTCTATTGAGGCGAAGAAGATTGTGTTTAGATTGCGCGAATCTCAATATGAGATTAGTTCGCGTATGGACACTTCTAAACGTCCCACTCCATTTGGTATAATCTTGCATGGTGATCCAGGTGTAGGTAAGTCTGTAGTTTTTGAGTTTATCTTAGAGATTTGGTCTCGCTGTAAGGGGAGATCTTTTAAGTCTGAGCAGGTATATCATAGAACTACGACTAGTGAATATTGGGAGGCTTATCAACCTAAGTCTCAGCCCTATGTTCATTATTCTGAAATTGGAAATGCAGCCCATTCCATTGTTCAGAGTTCAGGAGATGATGCTGTTACGGAATTGACCACATTAGTGGACGCCTTGCCTTTTCCCGTAGATATGGCATTTGCAGATAAAGGTAAAATTTTTGCTATGCCTGAGGTTGTTATAGCCGATACTAACTCTCCCGATCTGAATCTTGCGGTGATTGTTAAGAATCCCACAGCATATCAGAGGAGATTCCTCTATATCGAACCGTCTGTTAAGGCGGAATTTCGGTTGGATGGTGGTGTTGGCATGGATAAGGCTAAATCCTTTGCTTCCGATAAACCTTGTATGGATAGATGGAAGTTTAGAGTATACAGGTTTGTAGTAGTTGATAAGGTTAAGTCTAATGTGGTTGATCTTATGAAGGGTGGACCAGATGATGATGTTTATGAACTCGTTAGAGTGTTAACTAAAGAGTTTAATAGTCATATTTCTGGTCAGTCTAGTGTGTCCGATATTTACGGGAAGACCAATCTCGATGACTACATTAGGAATCCAGGTGTGGATGATGAGATTAAGGTGGAGAGTGGTAGTTGCCCTCGTGCCTTTTCTGGTCGGGATGATAGCTCAAGTGCTTTTAGATACTTCCAATTTGGATATCAAGTCTTGTTAAATGGGCTTGGTATTCTTCCTTGGTTGTATGCTTTTGTTCACATGTGGCTTTATCCTTTTTATAGGAAGACTCCCTTCTTGACTGGTGGGTCTGTGGCACTTTCCTCAGTGCTTTTAGGATTTTTTGGACATTGGTTTTGGGCATTTAATTTCTTTTTGAATTTGACCATTGGGTTTGTAGGAACCAAGTATGGTCCTTTATTTCTTGAGAAATGGGTGTCTAAACATCTCCTTAAATCTACTAGGCGTGGAGTTGGCCGGCGTATTAGCCGACTTCGGTATCTTTTTGGAATTGACTCAGATTTTAATCCTCTTGAATCTGTATGGTGGAGAGAGAATAAAGTCCAAGTTTTAAGAGCCACGAAGATAATTAGTGCTATGTCATTTTTCCTATTTGCTGTAAAGAAAGTGGGGAAATATGTCTTTCCGGTTGTTAGTCCGAAGTCTGAGTCGGAGGCGATTATTGAAGAGATCAAGGCGCAGGGGAGAGATAGTAGAAAATCTGATGCTTGGGTTGATATTCAATTGAATGGACTGCAACAGATGTCTGGGTGTGGATCCTCTTATAAGAGAATTCCCATTCATAATTCTGATTTGTGGAATGTTCAGGAGATACCAACTGCTCCTTGTTCGTTTACTGGTTCTCCTTCAGAGCTGTATACTGCGATTCTTCGCAATATTCGGTGTGTTGTTGTGGTGAGTGGTCGTAGGATCACAAATCATGTGTTGGGCATATGTAATAACATTTGTCTGATAAACACACATGCTTTGGGAGCTGGTGAGCATCGTCAGATTTTTGTGGCGCCCGTGGGCTATACTAGTGTGCACGATGTAGTTTGTGCATCTACTATTATTACGCCTTTGAATAGTGTGGATCTCGGCAATGATTTGACCCTTCTTTGTCTTACTGGAGTTAAGTTTAAGAATATCCTATGCCATTTCACCGACGATTTCGCCGGTGGTGGTCCCTTTGTCTCTAAGATAAATGGGGAGGATGTTATGGCTTCTCATGTGAGAGGAGAGTTTACTTTGGATGATGAGTCTGGACCTGTTAAGGTTCAGAACATGTGGCAATATTTTCTAAGTAAACATTTTGCGGGGTTGTGTGGCGTTCCCTTAGTTTCTAGGAAGACTAGTGGATCGTGTATTGTAGGAGTACACGCAGGGTCCTCTAGTTCTCGGTGTTTTGCGACTCCAGTTTTCAAGAAAGTTTTGGAAGCTGGTGTTGCTAGGTTGCAAGGAATTAATCCCCTTATTCCTATTCTCTCATCTGGGGAGATGTTTAAGGATATTAGTGTGGGAGAGGATCCTAGCCCTAAGTCTCCTGTGAATTACATGCCTCTCACTGGTATTACGTATTTGGGTAAGACGGAGAGTAAGGTAATGATTCGTCAGAAGTCGTCGTTGCAGAGAACTTTAATGTATAAAGACGTTGGTCCTCTGTTTCAAGACTGTTTTGACTTTAGGCCTACAGTCCTCTATGGTCCTCCGCACATGGCTCCGTTTACACGTGACGGAAACTATGTTTCTCCTTTCAATATATGTTTGGAGAAAATATCCTCTCAAAGAGCATGTCTTGATCCAGTTATTCTGGATCGTATTGTTCATGAGTTTACTGCATTTATTGTGGGTAACTTGGAGAAGGAGAATGCGAGGATGCAACCACTTACTATGGAGTGCGCTGTTAATGGTGCTCCATTAGATCCCTTTATTAGGAGGATGAATGCTTCAACCAGTGCTGCTTTTGGTAATCCTGGGAAGAAAAGCTTATATCTACCCATCGTGTATGAGGATGAGAAGCTCTTAATAAGAGAGCCTGTAGAATCAATTAAGCTGGAAATTCTAGAGATTATGGAAGGTTATCGATCTGGTGTTGCTAGAGGCGTTGTAAATAAGGTCCAGTTGAAGGATGAACCGCGTGAGATCTCTAAGGTCATCGCGGGGAAGACTAGACCCTTTTATATGTCTCCATTATCCTATCTAATTCTTAGTAGGATGTACTTGGCTCCCTTTTATTCTCAGATGGTTGAGAATAGTTCTAGTTTTGGGTGTGCAGTGGGTGTTAATATGCACTCGGATGCCCGTAAATTAGTGGACTGGCTTTCCTCTTTTGGGAGTAGTTGGTTGGAGGGTGATTATGGAGCGTTTGATCAACTTATGCCCTTTGATATAGGACATGCTGCCAACACTGTTGTTTACCGTGTCTTAGAGACATTTGGGTATAACGGTGATGCGCTGTCGATTGTTAAAGGGTTGTTGACAGATGCTCTTTATCCTCAAATTGAAGTCTTAAATGACTTGTTTGAGGTTCCGGGTTTACAACCTTCGGGGAAATATGCCACTGCGGAAGATAACAGTCTTAGAGGAGTTTTGATTATGATGTATAACTTCTATTCCATTGAGGTTCATCGTGAGCTTCTTTTCTTTGATTGTGTTCGTCCGGTGGTATATGGTGATGATATGCTAGCTGCTGTGAAGCCACTAGTGGAGAGTTCATTTAACAATCTAGTATATAAGGATTGTTGTGAATCTCTTCTTAATTTAACTTTCACTAGTCCTAGTAAGAGTGGTGAGATGGAGAAGTTTGTGTGTGTAGACACATGCACTTTTCTAAAGAGGCGTTTTGAATTTAGGGAGGATATTAGCGAGTGGGTCGCCCCGCTTGATATGAACTCTCTATTCAAAACTTTGCAGTGGACTTTACCATCTACTGTAGTTGCTCCGTCTGAGCAAATGAAAGGAGCTGTTATCTCCGTATTATGGGAAGTAGCCATTGCTTTTCCTAAAAATGTTTTTGATCGTTTTAAAGATGGTGTTAAATCTATCTTATCGAGACATTACTTTTTGGGAGAGGATGTTGATCTTCCTACATATGACGGGATAATAGATGCGGTTTTCTGTAGAGAAACCGCCTTAAGGACCCAATCACGTGCGTGGCGCGCGTGATGGGTTACTAATCTCCGGAGGAGGGCTGTTTAGCCCAAGAGTAGGACTTTCGCCTCCTAAAATATAGGATGTCCTGATGCCACAAACGGTGCGCGATTTTCGTCGATCGCGTTCTTAGATTAATGACGAGCTGACCAGAAGGAAGAAAATCCGATGCACAAGAATCTTGTGTATCAACGTGATGTTGTCTGTAGTGACATGCAAGCGCTCATACGTAAATTGGGCGCACTTTCCCCGAACTTTGCAAACTTTAGCACACTAGCGCTGAAGCGTATGCTACTTAGGATTGATGTAGCGGAGAGAGAAGTAGTTCAAGCTGTGATTCATATTAGGGCTGCCATTGAATCACATCAGGACTCTCTTGATTTCTTTGATCGTACAATCGAGAAATCTAATTTCCTTCGAGCAGAGTCGGGTATTTCGGATGCTGCGCAGATGCAGGGTAGTATTACTACTTTGCAGCAGGATGAGAATTTCAAGGAGACTGCGGGTGTGGCTATTGAAAAAGTCTCTGCTGGTGTTAGTTATAATTCTCAGCAGGGTCAGCGTAATGTTTTAGGGGTGGATGACTTTTTTAGTCGTCCGGTTGAGATTTATAAGTCTAAACTTACCCTACATACCGATTTCGATGTTCGCCTTTCCGTTTGGGATCTTTATTCTTCTATCCCGTCTGTTAGAGCAAAGATGCGGAATTTCGCATATATGAGGGGTAATCTTCATGTGCGTTTGTCCGTGTCGGGGACTCCCTTCCATTATGGGAGGTTGTTAGTCTCTTACCAGCCGTATGCTGTGTATAATCAGACTATTAAAGAGTACACCACCGCTATTGCGTTGCATGGTGCTTTTCGTAGTTTGTTTCAGACCTATCTTTCGCAGAGTACAGGTTCAGCGCTGATGAACATGAACTCAAATGAACCATTAGAAGTAATATGTCCTTTCATTTCTACGAAGCCTATGCATAGACTTTTTAATGCAGCTTCTACAGTTTTGGGTGCGGGCACTAGTTTTACTGACTTTTTGGACACGGGTGACTTGTTTGTCACCTCTTTGGTACCCTTTTCGTCAGTTAGTGCTTCTCCCTCTGCTGTCTATCTTCAGGTTTATGCCTGGATGGAAGATGTTGAGATGGGGACTAATACTGCTACGCAAATTGCAATTACTACGGAATCAGGTTCGGATGAAAGGAAAACCGGACCTGTACAGCGATTTGCGTCAAGTGCCTTGAAGGTGTCTCAGATGTTGCAAGAGGTACCCGTTATTGGCATTTTTGCGAAAGCTAGTTCTATGGTGTTAGGGGCTTTGGGGGGCGTAGCTTCTCTCTTTGGTTGGTCGAAGCCAATCATGATAGACAAGCCTCTTAGGTATTGTCCTACACCGTTTCAGAATGGTGCATTGACTATTGGGTATGACACTAATAAGAGGGTCGTTTTGGACCCTATGCAAGAATTGACAGTGGATAACAGGGTTTGTGGTACCTCAGAGGATGAGTTGGTTATTTCAACAATCGCTTCTAAGGTTTCCTACTACACCCAGTTTGTGTGGCATAATATAGATGTAGCTCTTACTACGCCCATTTGGTCCACTTGTGTCACTCCTAATTTGGGGAATTGGTATTTCAATACTCCTAACTACTGGAATCAACCTACTGCCATGGCTTTTGCTGCGGCTCCTTTCTTTGCTTGGCGAGGTAATATCGTCTTTCGATTTGAGGTCGTTTGTTCGGCTTTTCATCGAGGCAAGCTTGGGGTTTATTTTGAGCCTAATCTTTCGCAGAATGTGTTGATTACTGCGTCGACGAGCTTGAATAAACAGTTCATTAAAATTGTTGATATCCAGGAAACACAGGTATTTGAGGTTGAAGTTCCTTGGGCCTCTTATAGGCCCTGGCTCCAAGTTGGTCAAGCTAACCAGCAGCATTCGTTTTCTGATCCTTCGTCTATCAGTACAACTACTGGCTTCTGTAATGGTTTTATTTCCGTATTTCCTTTTACGGATTTGCAGTCGCCTGATAGTAGTGACATCAATATTTTGGTGTATGCTTATTGTCCTGATTTGCAGGTTAATGGTATGACTAGTAGAGGTCTGCCAACCAGTCGCCTTCGTACGGCCTCAGGGCCGTTTACCGGCGTTATTCGTACTGAATCTGGTAACTGCATTCAACCTGTAGAGGTTACGAGGGTTCCTCTCAATGAGTCTTCAGCGACTCTAGAGGGGCTTTGCGATGAGTATTTCGGAGAGCAGCCTGTGTCCTTCAGGGCGTTGTTAAAACGCTATGTGCACAATCAGCAAATGACCACTGTTGCTGTAACTACTCAAACTTCTCTCCTTAATAGACCACAGATTTTCCCCGTAAATGGTCTTCCTTATGGCAATACTAGCTGGACTCACTATCCAGATCTTTTCTCGTACCTTCGGTATGCTTACCTCGGTATTAGAGGTGGCATTCGTGCGAGAATGAGAATGTGTGCGACTCAGTCCATCAATTCGTATGGGTGGATAAAAATAGGATTGGACGATCCTGATACGTCCTTTCCGAATGATTCGCAGTCCAGTGCTGACCCTGGTGGGGCCACCATGGCTGGAACAGTGACTTTTGTGCCTGGCACAAACGGGGCAGCGGAGGTTGAGCTTCCCTTCTATTCCAATAATTTGTTTGCTTTGAGTTTTTCCGACACGTATGATGACGGAGCACTTTATGCAGATAATATGGAGCAGAGGTGGTATCGCTCAATTATCTTTCGGCTAGATATTCCCACAAAATCTATAGCCGCAGCCACATTTGATGTGGAACGAGCCGCAGGTGAGGATTTTTCCTACATGCGGTTTCAGGGGGCGCCGTGGTTTGCGTCCACCTAACTACAGTCCTGTAAGGGATTGTAGCCTTCGTAAGAGGGCAGCCGAGAAGACGGCTTCTATAAATATGTTAACCCCGG